AGTGGGGCGTTGCCAACGAAAAGAACGCCATCAGGCAATATCAGGTAGTAACAGGTGACCTGGTAGACAGGGGGGGACGGAATCAGGAATTTTTTATCCATTCTGTCCTTGACTGGCTTGGCTGCACACCAGATGGCTTTGTTTGCAAGGGACAAATGTCGATAGTTTTAGAGGCAAAATGTCCTTCAAGCATGAAGTTGTACGGTAAAGTCCCTGATCACTATATGCCCCAGCTACAAGGCCAGATGGCAATTACTGGCAAGAGCCTGGCTCACTTTGTTTGCTGGACACCGGAAGAGTTTGAGGTCTGGGAGGTGCCTGCTGATGAAGAGTATTGGCAGCAATGCCTTGAACTATTAACAGAGTTTTGGTTATGCGTTAAAGACAATACCGAGCCACCGAAACGGAAGAAACCTACTTTAAAGACAGTTGAATACAGGAGATTGATATGACAACTTTTGATAACACAAATCGAGGATCAATTCGCAAGAACGAAAAGAAGTCTACGGATAAGCATCCAGACTTTACGGGAGAACTAAATGTCGATGGCAACCTGTACTGGGTGAGTGCTTGGAAGCGTAAAGCTGATGCTCACCCTAACGCGCCAGCACTATCGTTCTCAGTGAAGAAAAAGGAAATGCCAGATCACGTTAAGAAGGCTGCTGCTGTTGCGCCTTTTGCCGACGACGATTTGCCGTTTTGATGAGCAGAATAAAAACGCTTCACTGGTGGCTAAACCTCTCACGGGCGCAATACGCAATAGCCCGTGAGAACCTGGCAGAAGCAAACAAGACAAAAAGGAACCGTGGCGCAGCACTCAAAGCCTGTAGCCACTGGAGAAACGAAATACTAACAACAGCGATACAGTTGCGAGTGCGACTGATTGGGAGAGTAAGATGAGCGACAAGGAGCCAACATGATCTCCGCACTGTTCTGCGTAGCCAGTGCGATATACTTCGAAGCCCGTGGCGAGCCTATAGAAGGTCAGGCAGCAGTCGCTTGGGTCATCTACCACCGCACAGCAGCACCGGGCTATCCGGACACGGCTTGTGACGTTATCACCGAGGACGAGCATCGCAGGAATAAGTGCCAGTTCTCTTTTATGTGTGACGGCAAACGCGAGGACATACATGACGAGTGGGCCTACGCCAAAGCCCTGCTGGTCACAATGTTAACGGCAGGGAACTTTTTGCGAGACCCCACTGGTGGGGCAACACACTACCACGCGACCAGAGTCCGTCCTTGGTGGGCAGCGGAATTGGAGCGAACAACAAGAATCGACAATCACATTTTCTACAGAGGCGAATAAATGAGATTCACAAAGTTGACAACAACGGCGATCACGCCGACGAGAGGGACAGCGGGTTCTGCGGGACTTGATCTGCACTCCGAGGCAGACGCGCTAGTATCTAGTGGAGCATCAGTGCTGGTCGGTACGGGTATCGCAGTCGAGATACCAGAGGGGTATGTCGGCCTTGTTTTTATTAGGTCAGGTTTAAGTAAAGCAGGCGTGGGATTGACAAACAGCGTAGGGGTAATCGACTCAGACTATCGAGGCGAGATAAAACTCTCTATGACCTACGTAGCAGGTAGTGGCGGGCATTACATCCGCGCAAGGGACAGAGTAGCCCAGCTTGTAGTAATTTCAGCGCCCCTGTTTGATCTCGTCGAAGTTGACGCCCTTTCTAACACAGAGCGCGGTGAGGGGGGATTCGGGAGTACAGGGCGATGAGAACCGATCAGTACTACTACAATCTGGAACGCGCATCAGACACTCAAACCCCTGAGCGCGAGAAGCTCGAAGAACAGATCAAGCAGTACCTGGCAAAGGGCGGGCAGATCAAACAAATCCCAAGAGGTGTACACGCCCAAAACGCAGAGCCAATGTCGGCAATTAGAAGGAGGATTGAGAAGGAAAAGAATTTCGGGGATGATGTAGAGGGAATCTAGTCCTTGGCCTTGTGCTGCTGGTTTTTTCCCTTATTTGTCCAGCGAAAAGCTACAGGCAAGCCCCTTCATTGGGGCTTTTTTTACGACAAGAATAAAGCCCTCTCAGCAGCTCGTCGGCGGGTTAGTCCAGCAAGGATTTTCCCGCCACACTTGTTCCACTTGAGGAACTCATCGGCTGCTGCCTCAATCTCGCCGCGAGAGTACTTCATTCTTAGGCTGCTGGCTTGAAGGTTGCCTAGTCCCACGTTGAAACTAAAGCTGACAATTGCGTCAAACTGAGACTGGCTATCAACAGAAGCAGGACATAATCGAAGTACGCCAGCCTCAAATCTCTCCAAATCCTTTTCAAGTAGCGAATCAATTTCGTCATACTCAAAAGTCCTGTTGTGTTCATCCTTTATGCCGTATAACGCTCTCTCAGGCGTTTTGAGACGCGCTTGGTCTGGGTACAGTACATGACCATACCCTATCGTCCAAAGCGTAGCAGGGCATCTATAGGGCGTATTGTGGCAGCCCTCAAAAGACTTGATTAGCTGAATGCCAGCTTCGGATATCTTCATTTCTTGGAGAACGCTTGTGAACCGAACCAGAAAGCAATGATTGCCGCTAGTATCGACATCTCATCATCACTGAAAACCATGTCCATTGCCGCAGCAAAAGGAACACCAGTTGAGTAGGCGTACCAGATACCTGCAACATCCACAACAATTAGCAGCCCTACAAACAGATAAGTCACGATAGGTCGGACAGAAGCTCTTAGGTTAATCACCCAGGTGCTGGCTCCCTCTCCGATCTTCATGTCATGCTTCCACATCGCAAGTTTCTCTTGAGCCTGTGTCTGCATGGCAATCTGTTCTGTCTTGATCTCTTCAACTCTGGCTTGAGCTACAAAGCCTTCTTTTGCCAAGGCGATCTCACGCTCACGATTAGCAGCCATGAGCGCCAGCTCGTGCTTCTTGTCGCCACGGTCCTGAACGAAATCCAGCACTTTAGGCAGACCGCCAGAGGCAAAGCCCAGCAGGGTAGAGATTAGGGTCATCATTGTTTGTTACCTCAAATTTGTGATAATGCCAACAAGAAACACACCAAGAAGCCCAGTCAGTGCCGCGATCGCTATAATGGTCAGCGTGTTTATAATAAAGTTTCGCATCTTTCTACGTTGAGCCTGGAGTGCTCTTGCGCGGGTGTCTTTGATCTTAACTCGATCACGCATCATCGCCGTGTATTCTTCAGTACCCCATCTCCAGACGATTAACTCGCGTAATTCCTTCTCTTGCTGCTCGATCTTCTTACGTGCAAACAGTGCCTGGAGTGCTTGTTGTTCAACACTGCCTTTAGCGATTAGCTTTTTAAATAAGGGCGGGTCTTTGGCTTCCTCCTCCGCATTTTTGACATCAGAAACAGCACCAAACCAGCTTCCCAACTGACCGCCCATATCCTCCAGCTCACGCCCCATCTCAATGCCCTTCTTGATGGCTTTGTATGCGCTTGTGGCTATGGCTAAGGCTGAGACTGGATCAATCATTCAGGGCTATCTCCACCGCTAAGTTTACTCCAAGCACCAAGCATGAGCAGACCAAGGACGAACATTGTCCCTGCCCTGGCAAGCGTCTGCCAGACGACTTTCTTGATGCCGCGCCAGTCGGTAATCAAAGAACGTAGATCGCGTACATCATTACCAGCGTCATCGTCGTGGAGGCCGACTTCCTTGAGCACTGACTTCATTTCCTCTCGGATGATTTGGCGTAGGGCTATCTCATCTATGTTCATCGGGTCATTACCTCCACGGGCAGCTCTACAATAGTAAGTCTCGTTTTAAACGCCTTGCTCTGTATCTCTTTAACGTGGTCGATGGTGGACTTGCTGAAGTTAATCACCCGGTAATCGTAGTGTTTGGGGCGCACAAAAAGTGAGTTAGTGTCCTTGTACCGGCTGGAGGATATTGTGTCCATCCACACTACAAAGTCTGCGTTAAACGCTTGACGGGTTTCATCAGTAGGACAGACGAAATCAGCTATCACTGCCTCCCCCCAACGGGAAGACAAGTTGCACAAGTGGCCCATCCTGCGGGCCTGCTCGATTCTATCCTCTGGGCTAAAGCCCAAATCTTTGTTGATGTTCTCACGAATGTCGTCGGCGTTGAAATGGGTGCAACGCAGCTTCTCAGCCAGCACTCTTGCTAATGTAGTCTTACCACTACCAGGCAGGCCCATGATTAGTATTTTCATATTGTTAGCCCGTCGTTTCGTTTAGTGGCTCTGCCCTCTAAGGCTCGACCTTTGATGGTAGTTTCTTCTCTGCTCTCGAACACATTATAGGCGTAGACACCCATCTGGTGAATAGGGAACAGGTCAGCACGAACCAGCATATCTAAGGATGTACAAATACCCATCTTGATAACGTAGGACAGCAGGTTCTTGGCAACAGCCGGGTCGATTGCATACGCATGAGCACGGCACAGGAAGTGGTAGTTCTCACCCTCCGTTGCGTGGGGAGGCGTAGCAGACACCTGCCAGTTAAGTTTGACCTGTTCGTGCGAGCCTAAGTAGCAGATCGAGTTGAACACAGCGTGTTGGGTGTAGGGCTGCAACATCAACGAGTCATGCTCCAGAATCACCAGAGGCTTGTCTTCAAGTACGCACTTTGCCCAGAGACTTATGTGGGATAGCGCACAGGCTACCTCGCCACGGGTTAGATAGTGGTCGGTGACTTTAATACAATCAAGGATGACGTTGTGGTGGGCTGGTGCTTTGATCTCATCAGCTAGACCGTCGTAAGCATCCCAGAACTCGTAGGGCTGGCCTACTTTCTCGCATGACACAGCACACCGCTTCGCCTTTTCTTCAGAGGCTGCATTGCCCACAACACGAATGATGTAGGCTTTGGATGGTGTCATGTCATACGAGTAGTTCAGTCTCACAGCTTATCAAGCTCTTCGTGCGTAGTGGCTGCGTTGATTGCCGTGACCTTGGTCTCAAAGACAATACGGGCTGCGTCAACTACGGCAGCGTCATACTGCGTAGTAGGGAACTCGTCGGTCTGCTTCTTGGTCTCGGCCTGTACTACTTGCTGGAACTCAGCAGCAGCCTGTGAGCGCAGTCCACCCTTACGGTCTTCGGCAGTGATGTCTTGAACACCGTAGACAATCTCTACAGGGTCTTTGGTGATGTCAAAAGTATGACCAGTGTAATACTGCCGGTTAGGTGTCAGAGCAGGTCGAACTTCAATGGCGGACTTCCAGCCTGACTCGCCTTTAGGGGGCTGAGTGTCCCAGCACTGGGTTACTTCGTTGTTTACTATTTTTACAAAGAACATTGTGTATCTCCTGATTTAAGATTTGATGGCGAGTGATGCATTGCTCAACGGCATTTTTGGTAATGTTAGCCATGTAGTTAACAAGCCGACTTGTACAGGGCTAGAGCGATAGACTGTATCGCCAAGACCAAGTTGACCCTGATTGTTACGCCCCCAACTCCACAACGTGCCATTAATTTTGGCAGCAAGGCTAAAATCCCCTCCAGCCGCAATCTTTGACCATGTAGTGAGTGCGCCTATCTGAACAGGAGATGAGCGATTGGCGGTATCGTTAAGGCCAAGCCGTCCATTGTCATTACTCCCCCAGCTCCACAAAGTGCCGTCAGTTTTAAGAGCAAGGCTATGTTCTTGACCGCCCGCTATTTCATACCAAGTTGTTAAAGCCCCTATTTGAACGGGCGAGGAACGGCTGATTGCGTCGCCAAGGCCGAGCTGGCCTGCGTTGTTACGACCCCAGCTCCAAAGAGTGCCGTCGGTTTTAATAGCAATGCACTGGTAGCCGCCAGCAACTACCTGAGACCAAGTAGTTAAAGCCCCAATCTGCACTGGGCTTGAACGGTTAACAGTGTCGTTAAGACCAAGTTGACCATGATTGTTTTGCCCCCAACTCCAAAGAGTGCCGTCGGTTTTAGTGGCAAAGCTGTGGTTTGATCCGCCTGCAACTTGATACCATGTAGTTAACGCACCGACTTGAACAGGGCTGGAGCGATAAACAACATCATTACGGCCAAGTTGACCATAATAGTTATTCCCCCAGCCCCATAACGTACCGTCAGTTTTAGTGGCAATGGTTTGGCCATCACCGGCAGCTACTTGATACCAAGTTGTTAACGCGCCCACTTGTACAGGGCTTGATCGGTGGGCAGTGTCCCCAAGGCCAAGTTGACCATGAGTGTTAACCCCCCAAGACCACAAAGTGCCGTTGGTTTTAATAGCGAGGCTATCCCGATTTCCACACGCAATCTTCAACCATTCGGTTAATCCTCCTACTTGCACTGGGCTAGACCGACTAACTGTATCGCCAAGCCCAAGTCCACCATTGACGTTTAGTCCCCAGCTCCACAACTGTTTCTCAAGAATAGGCTTCGGCCACAGCCCCTGCTTATTCAATTCCAACGCCTGAGTCAGAGTCCAGATACCCGGCGCAGAGCCGCCCTCACCATCGACAGGGCCGACAGTGACAGGAGGTGTTTTACTGATTATGCCGCCAGGATACTTTTGACTCACTTGACTCTCCTCAAGGCTTGTTTCTCACCCAGACGCTCTTTGATCTTCTCAAAGCTGGCAGTCCAGTCACCGAATACTTCCTGACGCATCAGGCGCATTGTATCGTAATAAGGACAGGTGTCTCCCTCAAGGGCATACAGAAAGTACGGCATCACCGGAGTTACAACCCAAGTCTCTACGCCCATAGCCGCAGCCAAGTGGCTCACTGAGGTACAAGAGGAGATCACCAGATCACAAGAGGCCGCAGCCGCACGGGTATCTTCCCAGCTATCCAGCGGAACCTGCTTCACCCAAGACGGACAAGAGTCAGCACCCTCGTCACGTTGCAGAGAGATGAACTCAGCATCTGCGTCCTTGACTGCGTCGAACAATAACTCATAGGGAAACTTCTTATTGTGGTCGTGCTCAAAGGCTGACTGACCCTGCCAGCGTAGCCCTATGCGCTTTCTACGGGCTTTAATAGTCTTAGGCTTCGTGATGTACGGCTTACCACTAAGGTCGCTCAGTTCAAGGCCCAGAGGCACAACAGCACTCATCCCTTGTACGTAGAAGTCATGGTAGATACCGAAAGACGCTTCGTGCTGGATAACAGCAGAGACACCCTCAACGTCCACGAATAGAGAGGCCAGTGCGCCAGTACAAGAAACAATGACTTTACAGCCACGATCAGCAATCAGTTTGGCGTAGCGGGCTTGGTGTATCTGATCTCCCAGGCCACCTTCAAGGTGCAGCATCACAATGCCTTTAGACTTGCCATCCCACGCAACGGTTGGGACGTTAGGCTTGGCGTTACCAAAGACGTTAACAATGCGACCACGGTCCAGCAGTTGATAGCCCTTCTGAATCTGGCCCTGACGTAATAGATACCAGCCACGGTTGTAAGCAGCTCGGTGGTTGTCAGGCTCGTCCTTCTCCAGCTTCTGGCACAGTCTCCAGCCCTCTGCAAAGTCGCCCATTCTTGAGGCCACCAGTTGCAGATCAAGGTCGTGAATATCCGGCACAGTGCGGGGTCTATCCAGCCAAAACTCAGGCTGACAGAACTGCGGGTAGTGGTGTTTGAGTACGTCCTTGGGGCTTTGTTGGTGCTGCTTTTCAAGGACAGGTTTAATGTCGTGCAGACCTGAGTAACCGTGCAGGTTCTCGTCATCCTCTTTGACCGTAGAGCCGTCGATGTTGGCGTAGTCGTAGTCAAAGTCGGGCAGGTCAAGGAAAGCGTGAATTCGTTGTAACTGAGCTTTAGGGTCGGCCAGCAGGTCTTCGTACTCCACAAACAGGAACGACTCAGCATCGTAAGCGTAGCCCTGTTGGAGTGTTTGGTAGGAGCCTTTCAGGTGGTTCGTGAGTGAGCTGTTAACAAGGAAGTCGTCGAGGTTCTCAGGCTTGGCTACCCGGACAAAGGACGCCATGCAGTCAGGGATAGAGCGCACTGTGGCAATGATCTTGGGCTTGTGACCCAGCACCTGACCCATCGCCTGCATGATCACGGGAATCGGCCAGTTACGTGCCTTGTCGATAATCACCGGCTTGGGTACGTCCTCGTAGAAAGCGTCAATCACTCCGCGCATGGTGTGCGCCAGTTTCTTTCTTTCGGGGTCGTTGTTGACCAAGAGGTTGTCACGGTGCCAAGCCGTTGCTAGACCGTCCAGAGCTGCACCCAGAGCCGAGGTGGTAGAGACGTGCGTCATCGGGTTCTGATTCAGGATAGCCGCCAAGACCGTTGAGCCGGAACGGGGAACGCCTGAGAGGAAGTGGAGGTGTTTGTTCATTGTTATCCTTTGATAGCGAGCGATGAGTTACTCAGTGGCATTTTTGGTATTACTAGCCACGTAGTTAATGAGCCGACCTGTACTGGGCTAGAGCGGTACACTACATCGCTGAGACCAAGCTGACCGATATTATTACGTCCCCAACTCCATAACGTGCCGTCAGTTTTGATAGCAAGAGTAAGGGTAATTCCACACGCAACTTGAGACCACGTTGTTAACGACCCCACTTGAACTGGGCTGGAACGGTTTGCGGTATCGTTAAGACCGAGGTTGCCATTGTTGTTAGTCCCCCAGCCCCATAAAGTTCCATCAGTTTTAATAGCAAAACTAAAGTATTTCCCGCACGCAACCTGCGACCAAGTAGTAAGTGCCCCTACTTGCACTGGACTAGAACGATTAGCTGTGTCACTTAGTCCGAGTTGACCTAAAGCATTATACCCCCAGCTCCACATTGTCCCGTCAGTTTTGACAGAAAGATTATGGCTATATCCAGCAGCTATCTGAGACCAAGCAGTTAATGCGCCAACCTGTACAGGGCTGGAACGATTTACAGTATCGTTGAGGCCAAGCCGACCAGTGCCACCAAAACCCCAACTCCACAAGGTTCCGTCAGTTTTTATAGCAAGGCTATGGGCATTTCCACCTGCAATCTTAGACCAAGTAGTCAATGCGCCTATTTGAACTGGGCTTGATCTATTTACAGCGTCACCCAAACCAAGTTGACCGGAGCTGTTAAATCCCCAACTCCAAAGCGTTCCGTCTGTTTTAGTAGCAAGGCTAAAGGAATCTCCGCCTGCAACTTGATACCATGTGGTTAATGCACCTACCTGTACAGGACTTGAGCGGGCTACAACATTTCCAAGGCCAAGTTGTCCACTGCCGTTATATCCCCCCGACCACAATGCCCCGTCTGTTT